TAACTTAGAAAAAATAGAAAATGCAATTAAAGGATACGCAAGTGTTGCAATTACTGGTACATCACAAGCATTAACTGTTGCTAGTGGTGGCACAGGAGATCAACAAAGTAGAGCAGTTCTTAATTTAACAGGTACACTTGCAGGTTCTACTGCATTAACATGTGAAGCAAATCCTAATTGGTATATAATAAAAGATGCTACAACAAGAGCTGGACACGCGTTGACATTTGGACCATCAGGTGGTTCTGCTGTCACACTTACGTCTGGTGCAATACATTTAATTTATACTGACGGTACATCAGCATTTCAAATACCAGAAAATTTAGCTAACATGGCACTATCAGGTACACTCACTGTTACAGGTGATGTATCTTTTGATGGTGGTTCTTTTACTTTTAACCAGTCAGGTGCAGCGGTAGATGCTAGATTTGAAGGTGATACAGATCAAAATTTAATTATAACTGATGGCAGCACAGATCGTGTTGGTATGGGCATTTCATCACCAAACGGAAAATTACATGTAAGACAAGCTTCGGCTACAGGTGCACAACCTGTTATAGAACTAGAACAGTTGGATCAAGACTATGCATTTACAAACTATGTAGGTACGTCAGCTTCTGATGCGTCTAAAAGTGTATCTTCTTCTACAGCAACAGCTGGTAACAAAGTTGGTGCAATAAGAATAAGGGTAAATGGCACAGAACGTTGGATAAGAATTTACGATAACGCAATATAGGAGCTTGAATGACGCTTATAAAAATTCAAGTAGCGCCAGGTATAGACAAACAAAACACCGAATACGGTGCTGAAGGACGTTGGATAGATTGTGATAACGTTCGTTTTAGATATGGTTTACCAGAAAAAATAGGTGGTTGGACAAAAACAACTACAGAAGCACTTGTTGGTGCAGCACGCGGTATTATAAATTGGTTTTCTCTAGATGGTGATCAATATCTAATGACTGGTACAAACAAAAAATTGTATGTGTATCAAAACCAAGCTTTTCATGACATTACTCCAATACGTGTAAGTGGTGCATCTATCACAGAATTTACTACCACTTCAGGATCTACGACAGTTACAGTTACAGATGCTACACACGGTGCAATAGAAGGTGATTTTGTCACTATATCTAGTGTATCCGGTACAGCCAATGGTATCACTGCTAGTAATTTAGAGGGTGAATTTGAAATACAATCAGTCACCGATACAGATAACTATGTAATTACTGCCAAAGCAGCAGCTTCTGGTTCTGGTGCTAGTGGTAGAACAGGCACAGCAGAATATCAAATAAATACTAATCCTGCTTTTTCTATTCAAGGTTATGGATGGGGTGCAGGTACATGGGGATTATCCACTTGGAATACCACACGTGCTGGTTTATCACCACCTGATTCTGTACAACTTGATTCTGGTAAATGGTCATTGGATAACTGGGGTGAAGATGTGTTATGTCAACAATTAAATGGCAGTTTATATTATTGGGACACGTCAGCTAGCACGTCAACAGTTCAACGTGCTAATAGAACAGCAGTTTCTGGTGCTCCTACATCTAGTAGATTTGTACTGGTTTCTGGTACAGATAGACACGTTATTTGTTTTGGAACAGAAACAACAATAGGCACAGCATCTACAAGAGATGATATGTTTCTTCGTTGGTCTGATCAAGAAGACCCTGCAACATGGACACCTACTGCAACAAACACAGCTGGGTCACAAAGACTTACAGACGGATCAAAACTTGTAACAGCAAAACGTTCACGTGGTGCTGTTCTTGTGTGGTCAGATACCGCACTGTATCAAATGCAATTAATTGGTGCACCGTTTGTATTTGGTTTTCAACAATTAGGTTCTGCTTGTGGTTGTATAGGACAACACGCAGCTGTAGAATCTAATGGTAGATCATTTTGGATGGGTAACGATTCATTCTTCTTGTTCGATGGTTCGGTACAAAAAATACCTTGTAGTGTAGAAGACTATGTATTTACAGATATAGACGAAGCATCACAAAAAGATACTTTTGCTGGTCTTAACACAGAGTTTAATGAAGTAACATGGTTTTATCCTTCTAGTGGTTCTAATATTATAAATAGATCTGTTACATATAATTATTTAGAAAATGTATGGTATGTTGGCACATTAGCAAGATCTTCTTGGTCTGATAAAGGTGTCTATAATTTTCCACAAGCAATAGAGTTTGATAACACAGACACAACATCTACAATTAGCACAATTACAGGATTGACTGCAGGCAGAAGTTTTTTATACAGTCATGAAAATGGTAATGATGCCGATGGCACAGCATTGTCATCATCAATTACATCTGGTGATTTTGTGTTACCACAAGCAGGTGAAAGACTTATGTCAATAAAAAGATTTATACCTGATTTTAAAAATCAAAACGGTGATGTCAATGTAGAGTTAAATTTTAAATTGTATCCGAGTTCCACAGCTACAACAAATGGACCATTTACAGTATCACCTACAACAACAAAAATAGATACACGTGCGCGTGGCAGACAAGCATCTTTAAAAATAACAAGTTCTGCAATAGATACTAAATGGAGATATGGCACATATAGAGCAGACGTACAACCAGACGGAATGAGATAATGGCACAAATAAACATACCTAGATTACCACAAGCACCACAAGAATATAGTAAAGGTCAAATAGATCAAATGATACAATCACTAGATCTATTGATACAATTATTAAATAGTTCATACACACCAGAAACACTTAGAGAGGATGATGAGGCTTTTGCCTGGTTTTTAAATTAATGGCCAACACATACAAACGAGTAATATCTGCATTGACTAGCACAGGGGACAACACAGTATATACTTGTCCTACAGCTACAACCACCATAGTAAAAACAGTGAAAGTATTTAATGCTAGTGGTGGAGCTGCAAATGTAACCATGAAAGTAAATGCTATATCAATAGATAACGAGTCTAGTTTGGCTAATAACGGTACAAAAACCTTTGTTTCTGGTTCTGATGTATTAGAGGCAGGAGATTTACTTAAAATCAATACAAATGCACAACCGATCAATGTGTATGTAACATTTTTAGAGATATCATAATGATTGAAATACAACAAAATACTTGCTATAAGGAGGGATTATGCCTATAAATGATGACGGAGTAGTGGAGTACGTCGAGATCAACGGAGAGAAGGTACCGAAGATTGTTGTTCCGGCAGAAATAACTATTACCAATACTGTAACAGGAAAGGAATATGGTTCAGCTAAAGAAGCTGATGATGATGTTGCTGATCCTGCAACTGACACTAAGGCAGAACACATTAGACAAGATGTCGTTATTAGTGCAGCAATTCACAAAATATTAGAGGGTAAAGCAGGAGACGTATAGTGTCAATAAGAAACATACGAAGAGTAAGAAATCAGCCACGGCAACAAGGCGAAGCAGCTATGCCTTTTAGTGTAATGAATAGGCCTAGCATGCCTTTTGATGATAGTAACAGAGAAAATTACATTATGCGCTCAAGCAGAGGTCTACCAACTTTGTTTGACAGAGCAAAAGATGTTGCACCATTACAAATATTTCCTGCCAATCCTAACCCAACTATCATAGTAGATTACGATGAAGGTAAAGGTGGTAGAGATTCATCTATGCTACCTAATTTTATGGCACCAATAGATCCAGTTTTGGACGTAACACCTGGACCCGTGGACATGATGCCATCATCTGTAGATCCTTTACCTGCAGATTCACTTGGTGATAGATTAAGAGATTTATTTGACACGAATCCACAACCAGATACACAAGGAGAAGTATTCATGGCAGGGTTACTTGGACCAGGAAGAGGTCTTGGTGATCCAACAGGAGAAGGTGGTATAATACAAAAGCTTGGTGAACTTTTTGGTCTTATAGATCCAATAGATCCAGAAAATGATGGCTTACCAATGGATGAAGGGTTACCTTTACCAGACGATTTTAAAGGTGGATTACCTCCTGGCAGTATGACAGAAACATTAGAAGCTAGTGCAGACACTTACACACTGCCAAACTTATTACAAATGCTACAAGATGCAAGAGATGCAGGCAATGAAGATGAGATAGAATTATTAACAAATGACTTGGAAATGTTATTTCCGGGTTCTACAATGACAATATAGTATGGGATTTTTTGATAGAGCAATAAAGAATATAGTTAAAAAAGCAAAGCCAGTATTACCTGTTGCAGCGATGTTTGCTGCACCATATCTTGCACCAAAACTAGGTGCATTTTTAGGAGCTGGTGGCAAAGGTGCAGGTTTAGGTGCTTTACTAAAAGGTTATGGCACAAAGTTTGGAGCAATGCCAATGTTACTTAAAGCACCAGTTAGCTCTGGTTTAACAAGTTATGGTATAGCAAGACTTATGGGTCAAAAAAACCCTGAACGTGCAGCGTTATATTCTGCATTAACAGCTGTACCGTTTTCTTTTATGAAAGCAAACGCTATGGCTAACGCATTAGGTCCTGATGTAAGCGCAATGGATTTACTCATGGCACCAGGTGGACAATCACTTACACAAACAGTACCACAATTTAGAACAAACGTTGAAGGTTTACCTTTGAACGTTATGCCAAAAACACAAATGATTGGTGAAACTACTAGAACATTATCACCAGGTATGAAGTTGTCAGATTTATTTAGAACACAGACTGCAGGTAAAACTTTCTTAGGTACAGATTTACCAGTTGGATCTTTTGATATTAAAGCTGGATTGCCTTTATTAGCTGGCACACTTGGTGGCATGCCAACAGATGCACAAGCAGAAGAAATGCAACGTGAAAAAGAAAAAAGACGTATGGCGCAGCTATATGAAATGATGCAAAATCCTTATTATAATTATGTACCTAGTGAATTTAAGTTTACGCCTTATGAAGCAGGCGGCGAGGTCAGTGGCCCAGGTGGTCCAAAAGATGATGCAATAAAACTTCT